TGATGTATCTCTACGAATAGAATCAGTAGAAGCTGCATTAAATAGGATGGTTGATGGTAAGTCTGGTTTCTTACTATCGCCATCCTGTAAACAACTAAGAAAAGGTTTTCTTGGTGGATACCACTACAGAAGAATACAAACATCAGGAGAAAGGTATGAAGATAGACCAAATAAGAATAAATACTCTCATGTACATGATGCACTACAGTATTTAATGCTAGGTGCAGGAGAAGGTAGATCTTTGACAGTTGGACCACAAAAGAAAGGTGTTACAAATGTTTACAAAACTTGGAATCTATATGATAGAGGATCTGTAAATAAACGAGGTAAATGGGATATTTTCCGAAAGAATGGTTAGTATTTTTCTATGATCCACCTTTAGAATCTTGGTATCATAGATTTAGAAGGGGAGGCATGGCTCATTGTGGTATGTTTGCATATGACCACACTAAGAATGTTTGGATTATAATAGAACATATACACAAAAGATTAGATGTAAAAGTTTTATCAGGAGAAGAAATTAGTTATGTAATTCAATATGTATTACAAAACAAAGGAGTTATTCTTAAGTGTCCATTACAAAGAAATAAGTTTAAATTATTTCAGGGAGCATGGCTTAGAGAAAATAGTTGCGTAACTGTAATAATGAGAGTATTAGGTATAAATAGGTTGATTATAACACCTTATGGGTTATATAAATACTTAGTAGATAACGGATGTAAAAAATGGGAATATTTAGAACACCAAAATATAGAAAATCAGCAGCAGAAATAGCCATGGAAGAGCAAATGGAAAAGGATCGTATAGAAGCTGAAAAAGAAAAAGAAAGATTAATAGCAGAAGAAAAAAGATATAAAAAAAGATTTGGTAAAGGAATGATTGGTGTGAGATCGTTATTTACAAAAGCTGGTGGAAGTGGTTTTTTTAGTGATGGAGAACAAACATAATGGGTTCACAAAATTCAGCATCAGGTTCAGGTGGTAATCAAAGTTCTGTACCAGCAAAAAATAGATTTGGTAGTAGTGATGATGTAAATAGATCTATTGCAGAAAGAGCAAATAAAGCTGCTATGGATGCGTTAGATATACAAAAAACATATTCAGGTCCAAACAAAATGACAGTTACTGGTTATAGATCAGGAACTGGTAATCAAATGTATGGTTCTGAATTTAGCCAAGCAAGAAATAGATATTTAGAAAGTATTGGTGCAGGAACTATGTCAGCTTCTGGAAGTTTTGTACCTGGAGTACAAACAGATAGTGGACTTTTATTTACTTCTCAAAATAGAGATATTTATAATAGAACTAAATCAAAAGACATTCCTTTATCAAAACAAATGTTTGAATCACAGAAAAAATTTCAATTAGGATTATCTGCTATTGCAGCACTTGCTGGTGTACCAATGATTCCTTCAACATTAGCTACACAAAGTATGTTACCATATCAAAGCTATGTAGATAGAAGAGAAAGTGGATTTTTTAGTTATAGAGATAATACACAACAAAATAATAATAAAACAAATCAAACAGATAATAATAAAAAACAAGATAATGAAATGTTTGAAAATAGATTTTTAGCAGAACAAGAAAAACAAAGAAAAAATTATTTAGCTAGTTTAAAAACTTCACAAATAGCTAGTGGCGATAGAAAGTTTATCAAATCATCTACTAGAGGATTTGGTGGTTCTTTTGTAGTATAATGGAATATAATAACTATAGATCAGCAGCTAACACATCATCTGAGATGTCAGCTCAAATGTTTTTAAAAAAATATTCACAGTCTAGTGCATTAAAAGAAGTTTGGAGATCTAAATTTGAAGAGGCATATGAATACACTATGCCAGGTAGAGAATCATTCTATGAAGAATCACCAGGTCAAAAAAGAACAGATAGAATATTTGATGAAACAGCAGTAGTAGGTATACAAGAATTTGCTAGTAGATTACAAGCTGGTATTACACCTACATTTGGTAGATGGGTAAATCTAAAGTCTGGAATAGAAATACCAGCAAATGTAGCTCCACAGATAGATGAACAACTAGATTCTATTACACAATATATATTTGAAGTTCTACATAACTCAAACTTTAATCAAGAAGTACATGAAGCATTTATGGATTGTGCTATTGGCACAGGATGTTTATTAGTAAATGAAGGTACAGCATCTGAACCTATAGTATTTAATGCAATACCATTACCTCATGTAACTTTAAATAGTGGACCCAATAATAAAATAGATTGTATTTACAGAAAAAGACAAATTCGATTAGGAGATATAAAAGTATTATATCCTAATGCAGATCTAAACGAAATAATTTTAAATCATTTAACAAACGATCCTGACCAAAAAATAAATGTAATAGAAGGAACTATGAGAAACTACTCAGATCCAAATAAAGAAGTTTATGATTACATAGTTTGTATTTCAGAATATCAAACAATAATAATGCAAGAACAATACAAAGGTGCAGGATCAAATCCATTTATTACATTTAGATGGAACAAAGCTAGTGGAGAAGTATATGGTCGTGGTCCTGTGTTTAATGCTATGTCTGCAATCAAAACAACAAACTTAACTGTAGAACTTATACTAGAAAATGCACAGATGAATATATCTGGTATTTATCAGTTAGAAGATGATGGTGTAATTAATACAGATAATATTGCATTAGTGCCTGGAACAATTATTCCTGTTGCTCCAGGATCAAGAGGTTTACAACCTATACAAGGTGCAGGAAGATTTGATGTAGCACAATTAGTATTAGAAGATATGAGAAACAATATTAGAAAAGCATTATACATGGATACACTTGGTCCAACTAGAGGTACACCTATGTCAGCTACAGAAGTTGCAGAGAGAATGGCAGATCTATCAAGACAGATTGGTTCTTCATTTGGTAGATTACAATCAGAGTTTATACAACCATTAATAAAAAGAGTAATATATATTTTAAAAAAACAAGGAAGAATACAAATACCTAGTATAGACAATAAAGAAATAAAGATTATTCCAGAATCACCACTATCAAGGGCGCAGAATGAACAAGATATAGCTGATGTGAATAGATTTAATGCTACTTTAGGTCAAACATTTGGACCAGAAGTGCTAAACTTAATAGTAAAACAAGAAGAAGTAGCTAGATATTTAGCTGAGAAAATGAATTTACCAGAAAAGTTAATTCGTGATGCAGCTGAACAACAACAAGTAATGCAACAGATGGCACAACTACAACAAATGCAACAAATGCAAGGAGGACAAGGTGGCTTGGGAGCAGATACGCAACAAACCTGAGGGTTTTTACCATTCAATAGACGGATTTACTAGATCAAAAGCAGCAGAAATAGAATTAAATGCTGATATTGCTGCACTTTTTAAAACAGAGTTAGGAAAAAAGGTTTTAAATTACTTAAAATCTATTACAGTAGATGCTGTTGCTGGTAGAGATATTTCAAATGACCAGCTTAGACATTTAGAAGGAATGAGATATTTATATTTTATTTTAAAAAAAAGAATAGACACACATAAGGAGAGTTAATGTCAGAAGAAACAACACAAACTGAAACACAAGAACCAGTACAAGCTACAGAAAATACAGAAACATCTGTAGATAGACCTGAATATGTACCTGAAAAGTTTTGGGATACAGATAGAAACGAAATCAAAGTAGAAGAATTATCTGCATCATACAATTCTCTTGAAAAAAAGTTAGGCATGAGAACAGATGAGCTTTCTAAACAAATACGAACAGATATAGAACAGGAAGCAAAAACAGCTGTACCAGAGAAGTATGAGATAGTTATGCCAGAGATTCCAAAAGAAATAAATGTAGAAGTTAATGAAGAACAAGAGCTTCTTAAGGAATGGTCATCTATTTGTAGAGAGAATAATTTATCACAAGAAGTATTTAATAGAGGTGTTAATGCTTTTGTAAATAATGAAATAGCTGGACTACCAAATTTAAATGCAGAAATGGAAATACTCGGCGATAATGCTAAGTCTAGATTAGAAGCAGCAGAGTTGTGGACTAAAAAATATTTATCTAATGAAGCATATGATACTATGAGCAAACTAGCATCTACGGCAGATGGAGTAAAAGCTATAGAAGAAATAATGAATATTACAAAAAGCAAACCTTTACCTAATGCTAATACAGTTGTAGATGCAGAGTTAGATGAAACAGATTTAAGATCTATGATGAATGATCCTAGATACTATGATCCTTCAAAAAGAGATGAAGCATATTACAACAAAGTAACCAAGCTATACGAAAAAAAGTATGGCTAAAAAGAAAGATTTACCCTTTAAAAAGTATATTTTTAAATGGGAAGATCCTACTGGTCATAGTGAATGGATGTCAAAAACTGACATGGATTCAGTAAAACCAGCAGTAATTACTACAGAAGCATACCTATATTCGAAAGATAAAAGCTACATAAAGACATTTTCATCATACATAGAGGAATCTGATGGTTCATACACATTTGGAGATGTCAATGTTTTTATTGCTTCTGGTCTTGTAAAAATGACAAAAATATAATATATCTCACATAACAAGCCGAAATAGACTGGAAGATGCCCAGTTTGGACAACATAACAAAGTTTATAACGACAACTTGGATTTAGAACAATACGAAAGGAAAAACAATGACAGCGACTATAGATCAAGCCTTTATAAAGCAGTTCGAAGCAGAAGTGCATATGGCTTATCAAAGAATGGGCAGTAAGCTCAAGAATATGGTCCGTAATGTCAGTAATGTAAAAGGAAGTACTGTTCAGTTTCAAAAAGTAGCAAAAGGTTCTGCTTCAACTAAAGCAAGACACGCTGAGGTTGTCGCTATGAACTCTGTACACTCTAATGTAACTGCAACACTATCTGACTTCTACGCTGCTGATTATGTGGATCGTTTAGACGAACTAAAAGTAAACATTGATGAGAGAAACATTGTTGCACAAAATGCAGCATATGCTCTTGGTAGAAAAACCGATTCTATCATCACTGATACATTTGACGCTAACGCAACTGCATTAGCACATAACTCAGCTGGATCAACAACTGGTATGAACTTAGACAAAGCACAGAATGTGTTTGAGATCTTCCAAGAAAATGATGTTCCAGATGATGGACAAAGGTATTGGATTGTTGGTGGAAAACAATGGTCAGACCTTCTAGACATAGATCAGTTCTCAAGAGCTGAATATGTTGGTGAAGCAGACTTACCATTTGGCGGCACATTAACTGCTAAAAGATGGATTACTTTCATGTGGATGGCATTTAGTGGCTTACACAAGGATGGATCAAACGATAGATTCACACTTGCTTTCCATAAATCATCTCTAGGATTAGGTGTAGGTTCTGATGTAAGAACAGAAGTAAACTACATACCTGAAAAGGTAGCACACCTAACAACATCATATATGTCAATGGGTGCAGTACTTATTGATGGTGATGGTGTAAGAATCCAGAAATGTAGGGAGGCATAATCATGGCATACGAAACAACTAATCCTGTGAAAAAGATATCTC